CAATGAAATATATGGCGACCCTTATACAAATCACAAACGCATCGCAGACCTGTGGAGTGTTTATCTTGAAACTGAGATAAGCCCTTCACAGGTCGCTTTGTGTTTATCGCTTGTGAAAATTGCTCGTCTCATTGAGTCACCGAATCACTTAGATTCTTACATTGATTTAGCCGCTTATGGCGCCATTGCGGGGGAGATTTCTGATGCATCTGAATAACAATGTCGTGCTTGTTCCTACTCGTGGCAGACCGAAGAACGCGGTGGAAGTATTGCAAGCCCACAAGGAGTTCTCGTGCCGGTCAGACATTCTCTTTGTCATTGACACTGATGACGATGAACTTGTGAACTATCGCAGCGCAGTTGGCGTGGAATATATTGTTGAAGTTGAAAACAAAACGCGAGGAATGGCCTATCCCATCAATGTCGCTGCCAAGAAATATGCCAATGAGTATGAGTTCTTCACCTTTATCGGCGACGACCACAGATTCAGAACGCCTGATTGGGATGTCGTATTGATGCGAGCTATCGGCAACCGCCCTGGACTTGCCTATGGCAATGACCTTTTACAAGGCGAGAATCTGCCAACTGCGGTGATGATGTCAGGTGCCATTGTCCGTGGTCTTGGCGGGATGGTGCCACCGAAGTTGAAGCATCTCTATCTTGACAACTTTTGGAAACACTTGGGTGAAGACATTGGCAACCTTTCATATTTGCCAGGCATTATCATTGAGCATTTGCATCCGATTGCTGGCAAAGCCGTGTTTGATAACTACATCAAGAGCGAAGATTACGCAGTTCTCGTCAAGAATCTCAAACAATGAAGTGCATTGCCTTCTCGCTCTATGGCAATGAGCCTCGCTACACCATAGGCGCCATCAAGAACGCGATTCTTGCTTCACGATATTTTCCCTTTGACGATGGCTTCATTGTTCGCTTCTATATCAGCGTCAATTCAAGCGTTGATGAATCCATCATCTCAACTTTAGAACGAGTCAAAGGTGTGCAAATCGGCATCGTTGGCGAACCTGAAGATCATCGGGCGAAGTTGTGGCGTTACTATGCCTTTTCTGATCCGCAATTCGACGCCGTCATCTGTCGTGATGTTGACGCTCGCCTGTCCTTTCGGGATCGAGTAGCTCACGAAGACTGGGAGCAGTCAGGTCTTGATTATCACATCATCAAAGACCATCCAAGCGGTCACGACTATCCCATCTCTGCCGGTATGTTTGCGGGCAAGACAAAGAATTTGCGCGATATGGAAAAGCAAATCAAAGACGCCAATGTCGGCAACTATTACACCACCGACCAAGACTTCTTGGCTTCACAGATTTATCCACGCATCAAGGATTCAGTCCTTATTCACGATCCGTATTACGACACCAAGGTTGAAGGCGATTCGATTCGCACTAGGATTCCCTGCGATGCTCCGACGCCCTTGTCACACATAGGCGCAGCTCTCAATGCCGATGACACCTTTGTCTTTGATGTTGACCGAAAACTGAACGCATCTGATGGTTACTCTGAAAAATATGAATACGAAAGCGACAGGTGGGGATACGAAAGCGACAGGTGGGGGAAATGAAAATCCTGATTACAGGTGACGAAGGCTTTGTTGGCACAAACTTCAAGAAGCATCTTGATAGCAAGAACAACCACATCACCGGCATTGACCTCAAAAGTGGCAGAGATGTCCGTGACTTCTTCGCCAAAGATGACACCAAATTTGATGTTGTCATTCATCTCGCGGCGATTGTCGGTGGCCGCGCCACTATTGAGGGGAACCCTTTGGCGGTTGCCGCCGACCTCGCCATTGATGCCGACCTCTTCCAATGGGCGCTTCGCACTCGCCCTGGTCATATCGTCTATTTCTCATCATCTGCCGCTTATCCGATCTATTTGCAGCGGGTTGAATACAAACAGAGCCTGAAAGAGTGGGATATAAATCTTGACCACATTCGCACACCTGATTTCACCTATGGGTGGGCAAAGTTGTCAGGTGAGATGCTTGCCGGTTATGCCAGGGCAGAAGGCTTGAAGGTCACAGTTTTGCGACCATTTAGCGGATATGGAAGCGACCAAAGCCTTGACTATCCCTTCCCATCTTTTATCAAGCGAGCCAAAGAGAAGGCGACACCTTTTGATGTATGGGGTCGAGGAACTCAGGTGCGCGACTTCATTCATATTGAAGATGTTGTGCGAGCTACCTTTGAAGCCATTACAAACAAAGTTGAAGTCTCAAATCTCTGCACAGGAAGAGCAACCTCATTCATTGAATTGGCAGAACTAGCGATGATGCAGGCGGGATATTTGGCGGAAATACGAACCAACCCGAAGGCACCTGTCGGGGTTGCCTATCGGGTCGGTGATCCTAAGAAGATGCTCTCGTTCTACGAGCCGAAGATTTCGTTGGAAGAAGGCATTGCTCGCGCTTTTGCCGACTAGAACTGTTGCTCCATCTTGTTGATGGTGCGGTTGACATATTTAGGCCCAAGCCAATTCACAAACCATTGTGGAAAGGCGAAGGGCTTGCGTGCCTTGACAGGCATTACAAGCAGAAGCAGTGGAATCCACAAGCCATAGAAGACTGACATCAGAGTCCAAAAGATGACGCTGCGACCCACGCTGAAAGCGTAGAACGCCGTGAAGAGAACAATGAGCAAATCAAGTCCATTCATTTAGCACCATCCCATCACAGGCGCAGGTTGAATGTCTTTGACTATTTCGTAGAACTTTCCGTTCTCGTGTTGTGATCCTGCGGTCACGACATAGCCATTGAACTTGATGTCAACTCCTTGGCGCAATTTGCCACCAAAGGTGGCATTCGCAGGTGCCTGATAGTAGAGATGCAGACCATCGCCGGTGGCGACTGTGAAGGTGTCAAGTTCTAAACCTTCTGTGGTTCCGCCATTGCGAAAGTCCACATCCAAGACAACAAGATTGCTTGGCGCACAAGCGATGCCAATGTTGAGAAGCGGTGACCTCTCAAACCATTTCTTGACTGTGGCGGGCTTATTCGAGGCCGACTTATATCCCTGCTTTGCGATAGGAAAGAAGGGAACCTTTGCCTGCGGGTAGCAAGGCAAGACATACCAACCGCGCTCGGCAAAGGCGGTGGCGATTTCGGCGGTCGTCATTTGACGAACTCCTTGAGGAAATCAACGATTACTTCTGAGACTGTCTTGCCTTCTGACTTTGCCTTTACCATCGCCCGACGCCACAGTTGTTCGCTAACGCGGATGGATCGAATCTTTTTCATATAAGTTCAATTCCCTTCTTTAGCATTAGTTGAGTGACTCGTGTGCGCGTTGCATCAATAGTCTTTTCAACATTCCCATATCGTTCTTGATGATGTTCATAGCCAAAACTTCCCTCAGAACCAAGCAATTCTGCTTCATACAAAGAAAGAGCCTCATTGATAATCTGCCAATCCTTTTTGGTAATCACTGCGACACCACCTTGTCTTTATGAGTTGCGTTGATGTGATTTGTCAAAGTCTGATGCGCAAACCCACTGCGCACTTCAATTTCTCTGCCACAGATAGGGCAGGCAACAATGCGATTGCTTGGCATTATGCACGCAACTTTTCTGCGACAATCGCGTTGACAAATTCTTCAGCACAATCTTCGCACCACAACTCTGATTCGTTGTGGTTTGTCCACAAACGCTTCTTGTTTGTATCTTGAATGAAAATTTTGTGAACCTCACACATCAAAACCCACTTGCCACCATCTTCTTCTGACAAGCCGAACCAATTAACACTCGCCATTGTGACGAGTCCGTTTTTTGCTACTCTTTGCTGAATCATTGTCTTGCCTTCCTTCGGAGCTACTACCTTTCGCCCCAATGAGAGAATTAGAGCATCTCGTCTATACACCTGTCAATACATAGGCAATTAGGCGGTTCGGCGTGTCGCCCTCTAGGATGTCAGACCTTCCCCTCATACTTATCCACAAGTCAGATGGAAGGGGTTTTATGCAATATCTGATATTCGGGGGCGTAATCGCCTCTCTAGGGCTTCTGTGGGCCATTCTAAGCCTGCACGACGACCCTTTGAAGGAAGGCATCAAACAGGCTCAGGCGTGGGAAACGGCCCAAAAGCGACTCCGCAAGGTGATGCCTGAATGAGCCTATTCTCAGTTCACAATGCAAGCGATGGCACCTTTGTCCTCTACCTTGAGGAACAGGATGCCAATCTCGATCTTCTTGAAGATGTCGTCGGGCAGGTGCCTCTGTTAGCTCTTTCTCGTCTAGCAGAGCATTCACAAATTGAATCGCTCAAGTCCGAGCAAGCAGCCAGGCTCTTGGATAAAGTGCGATCGCAACTGCCCGATGTATGCGTCAAGGTGGCCTCCATCACCGAAGACGAGGCGTTGGCGTTGGCGGAACAACTGATTATGTCAGTGAAGTTCGCCCGCGCCGTCGCCGGTAAATCAACGAAACTAGAGTTGGTCAAATAATGGCTAATCCCAATGGTCGCAAAGGCTCTGCCTTTGAAATCGGAGTTCTCAAGTGGTTGCGTTCTCGTGGTGTCACCGCAGAGCGTTTGCGTCTATCGGGATCACAAGATGAAGGAGACATTGTTGCGTTCATTGCTGGCAAGACTTATGTGTTGGAACTCAAGAACCGCAAATCAATCTCGCTTCCGACCTTTTGGGATGAGGCCTGCAAAGAAGCCAAAAACTATGCAAAGGCGCGGGGGCTTGAAGTAACACCACCATCATTTGTTGTGGTCAAGCGTCGCAATGCATCTATTGAACGAGCTTTCGTTATCCAAGACCTTGAATCCTGGTTAGGTGAAAGACAATAGTGAATGCTCTACAATCGTTCTTCCCAACATTGCCACTGCTACCGCAAGCAAGTTGTCGAGGCATATTCAATCCAAACTTATTTTTTCCCGAATCAAGAGAACAAGAGGCAAAGTGTCTCCCAATCGTGCGTGCAATATGCGCCGGTTGTCCTGAACGAAAGGAGTGCTTGGACTACGCGCTCAAAGAACAGATACCTCACGGAATATGGGCAGGCACCACGCCTGCACAACGAGGTTTCGGACAAGGCTTTAGGAATCGAAAGACCGGCAGAATGAACCGATCCGATGCGATTAGAAGCCTTCATTCCTTTGGGCGAACACCGAAAGAAATCGCAGATACTTTGAGAATTGAGTTGGCGTATGTCACTCAGGTTCTCAAGCGAGCTGCGAAATTGGAAGGAGAATCCCAATTACTCAACGCAGAAAAACATTCAGGGGAATCATCATCATCATCGGAGTCAGCGCAATGACCTCGATGTTCGTCAATGCAGCTTTCGCACCGCAACCGGCAGTGCCTGCATCGGTTATCTACAAAGAACGACCAATCTTGGATCAAGTTGATGCGAAGAAATTGGCAAAGGCTTTGTTGACCAAGCGGCAAGGAGTCAGCGTGGAAGGCATCGGCAAAGAACCCGACATCTTCCGCCAAAGGAATTGGGCAGTTGCTTGATTCCACTTATCGCAATCTTGGGATGAAACATTCCCAAGCCTCGGTGCCGCAACTCGTGGCAACGCTCGCCTATATCCACAGGCGCCATGTGACTGCCTGCAATGCCTGGCAGTTCTTCAAAGAGAATAACTATTACTGATTCGAGGGGATCAATGTCAACTGAAATTGAGAAGGGCGTCATTGACTTTGACGAGTCAATAGCGATGTGGCTTGAGCAATATCGCAGCGCCCTAGCAAAAATCAAAGAATGGGAAGAAGTTGCAGATGTAGCTCGCTCCCATATTGAAGCAGCACTTGGCGATGCCGAAGTTGGTCTATACAAAGGTCAACAGGTCGTTCGCTTCACAACGGTCACATCAACGCGATTTGATGTGAAACGCGCAAAGGAACTCTTGCCACCGCAGGTGCTTGATGTCCTACAAGTTCAAACAAACTCTCGTCGCTTCACTCTCGTCAATCAGGATCAGCAATGACACCACGAGTTGATTTCCCTTCCATTGATGCACCAAGCATTGTGGAAATTCCTGACTATGACGATGAAGATGAGGATGACGAATGACTTTCACTTCGCCGGTATCGCCTGCAAAATCCCTTGGTCAAGGCCTCGCCGAGATCATTACGCAAGCAGGCATCTGGACTCCTAGAAGCAAGCAAGTCGTCATTGGGCCTTCTGAAATGGGTCACGAATGCACAAGGCGACTTGCTTACAAATTGCTTGATTGGGATAAGCCCAATGAGTCAGGCTCATCAAATTGGAGCGCCCAAGTTGGCTCTGCAATTCACAAATATCTTGCAGACATCTTTGCTCGCATTGAAGGCTATGAAGTTGAACAGAGAGTCACCATTCGTGGCAACCTGACCGGCACAGTTGACCTTTATGACATCAAGCGTGGCATTGTCATTGATTGGAAGACGACAAGCCCTGCGCAGATGGATCGAAAGCGCAAAGATGGCGGCTCACCTATCTATCAAACACAGATTCAACTCTATGGCTACGGCAAAGCTCAGACAGGCGCAGTGGTCAATCAAGTCGCTCTCGTCTTCTTGCCCACAAGCGGTTCGATAGATGACATGCACATTGAACTTTATGACTATGACGAATCTGTTGCGTTGCGAGCCTTGGAACGCATTGACAACATTCACGCTCTACTGTCACAAGTAGATGTTGAAAGCAATCCGCAAATGTGGGAGATGATTCCATCTGCGCCATCGCGCCTATGTATTTTCTGCCCATATCACCTGCCCTATTCGCAAGACTTGACGAAAGGATGCGCAGGTGCAGCCGAAACTCGTAGTTGAGACAATGAATAAGTTTCAAGAGGTCACACTCAAGATTTTGGGTTGGTTTCTTGGGATCAGAGGCGAGGCAAAAATTGTCTATATCGCCTTTGACAATGAGATGGAGCCAACCATCAATGACCTAAAAAAATGGCACGAAGAAAATGAAATGAACAGACAACGACAAGTAGATAAGGAGACGGGGGAATGACCTTCGCAGCACCATCCACACAGAGCGAATCCGTCAAGGTTGCAGACCTTGCAGGACACTTGCTCATCA